TTTCAACTCATTGAGTGAGAGGGGTGTATTGCTCGTCAACATTCTTGATCCTAAAGTTCACGGTAAAAGATACCGTTCTGGTGATGAGTTGGTAGATATGCTTCGTCCCAATTTCTTAGGACAGATTGGAATGAGAATTATGCAGCGGCCACAAGGGGCAGCTGTGTTTAAAGACGAAGACGGAAAATTCGACAAGAATAAAATGGATGAGTTTATGAATAAACTCTACATGGAAAATGTTTGGTGTTTTGGTAGGGATACTTCAGTTGACTTATTTAAGGATATCAAAGTAAATACACTAGAGGAGTTCTTTGCATGAGACTATTTGAAGACATAAAAATAACAGACGAACAACTTCAACCGATTGTGGATTGGTGTGAGAACAACAAAGACTTTGCACCAGTGGTTACAAAATATAATAAGAAAGGTAATTGGACTGCAATCTCTCTAAAGGGATACGGTTCAGACCCAAAAGAAATTGGCAAAGGTGGTGTTCTTGGAACAGAGAACAGTAACGAATTGCAAGAAACGGCACTATATAGTGAACTGAATATTGGTGCAATCTTAGAAAACATTCCAGCAGAAACAGATAGAGTTCGTTTGATGCGACTTGAAGCAGGAACAAAGATTGCAAAACATACAGACAAAGTAGACAAAGATATTAAGAGTGGAAAAATTAGACGCCTACATATTCCTGTAATTACTGACAAGAATATTATCTTTCGTTCATGGTTGAAGGGTGGTATTGCAGAGTTCAGTATGGCAAAAGGTGAATGTTGGTGGTTGGATGTTGCACAGGCTCATGCAGTGGAAAACAATTCAGACATTGACAGAGTTCATTTGGTGGTTGATATATTCACCAATGACAAAATAGAAGAGAAATATTTTGCGACATTTGACTCTTAATGAATTTGATGAAGCGTGGAAAGTATTCCATGACAATAAAGATTGGTTTCCTCATGTAAGGAAATCTCATGTGAGAGTTCGATTAGAAAGACAACAACTTATTCTACAGGATGATGTTCTGATAACATATCATGTGAATAAAAATAATCGAAAGATTGGACAGGACACCGATGTTTCTGTGACTGCCGGTTCTCATATGATTCACCAGATTATCAATGCCACACCAGGCAAAGGTAATGCAAAGAAAGTCATTAACGACTTCTTTGATTTTGTGGGAACAGATGTGTATCTCACAGTAAGGGCAGAGAACACTGCCGCAAACAGGTTTTACGAAAAAGTTGGTATGGAACAAGTGGGATATATCAACTGGTCAAAAGGCAAAATGCCTGGGCTTGTTTGGAAAAAACTGTTGACAAATCTTAATTGATTTGTTATTATATAAAAACTGATTAACAGGAGTTATCAGTTCAACACAAGCTATACGAGGAGATAAAACTATGGCTTTTAATATTGACTTTGATATTGAGCGTTCGCTCAAAGAATCCCCCCCAGACTACCCAAAGGGTGTAAACTTTAAGAAACGAATTATTGCTAATCGTAATATTCTTATTCGTAACTACCAACCCCGAAATTTAGAACTACAAATTTCAAATATTGCGCCAATTCGCAATTCATATGAAATCAATGGCGTCTTGTATAACCAGCCTGTAAAGGCAGGAGAAGCAAACGATAAAGATAAACGTAAGATAAATCTTCTTTCTGGTTATACTCGTGATGCAGCAGAAGAAGAACTTGGGTGGGGTGCTACGATGATAGATATCCTAGAATTTGATACCCCTCGCATTCGCCGTGAGTTTATGTATACGGCAAATATTGTTCAGAACCCTCGCACTGGTAATACTAATGCTGATATTGCAAAGGGTGTTGCAGATGGTATTGAGGCAGGAGAGATTAAGAATGATGATATAGATATTCTTGCATTTCTTGATGTTGTTGCTGCAGACAAAACAGAAAAACAGAAAGAATCAATCATCAAACTTGCTCGTAAATTGAAATCACCATATGCAAACATGAAACCCTATGATGGGCCTCGTGCAAATGCTAAGTTAAAAGAACTTGGTTTACAATATGCTGGTATGTCAAGTAAAGAAGCAGAAGGTATTGCATATGCTCGTCCTACTGGTTATTCTAAGGGTGTATTTTGGGATTCACTAGAACTTGCAAAGAAGTATGGTGGAACTACTTTTGCTTCAGTAGTAATTTACGGTTATATTGAAAACCCAAAACCATCACAACTTGAAGCAGACCGTAAAGCATGGTTGAAAGACTTCAAACGGATGGAAGAGAAAATGGTTGATGTCATTTCCTTTGGTATGGATATGTCCATTGGTGATGTTAGAAAAGACTTAAACTGTCCTTTTGTTTTTGGTGGTTTTCTTCCACAAGACACAACACCAAACTCATCTGGTAAAATTAAAGAAACAGGTATTGTCGATGAATATGGCAATCCCTTTATAGGAAACTAAAATGAAAAAAGACACGATTATTACAGTTGTTCTATTGAATGGGGCAGAATTGATTGCAAAATATGTTGAAGAAGACTTCAACACTATAACCGTTTATAAACCAAGAATGGTGCAAGCGGGCCCGCAAGGGATCGGTTTGCTAAACGGTATTTGCATGACCGCAAAAGAACCGAATGCTAATTTTCAATTACCAAAACACGGTGTTTTGTTTATGGCAGAAACAGTTGATGAACTTGCCGCTGGATGGACTAAACAGACTACTGGTTTAGACTTGCCAAATAAATCAATTATCTCTTGACATAATCGTGTCTTTTTGATATAGTAGTAGAAACTTAACCAAAGGAAATAAAATGAAAGACGAAACTCTTCTCGTAGACTACATTCGATTTGTAGATGAAGTCACTTCTGAGGCCTCAAAAGACCCACAGGAGTTTTCTGACGCACTAGATATTATTGATGAGACATCTGGTATCTCACCAGAACGTCTTATTACTGCCGCAATGGGTATTTGTGCAGAAGGTGGAGAATTTACTGAAGTAGTAAAGAAGTGTGTATTCCAAGGGAAACCTATGGATGAACATACAATGTATCATTTGAAACGTGAGTTGGGTGATATTATGTGGTATATTGCACAAGGATGCATCGCACTTGAAATTCCTTTGGAAGATATAATTTGGATGAACATTGAAAAACTAGAGGCACGTTATCCTAATGGGTTTGATCAATTTCGTTCAGAAAACAGACAAGACGGAGACGTATAATTTATGGACTTTTTTAAAGACATTGCCAAGACAGCAGGCAACGAATATGCTGCACTAGTATCAGATGGCGTTGAAGCAGGGGATGTAGATTCCTTTATTGATACTGGTTCTTACATTTTCAACGCACTACTGTCTGGTAGTATCTATGGCGGACTACCATCAAATAAAATTACTGCTGTTGCTGGTGAATCTGCAACTGGTAAAACATTTTTTGTGATGGGTATGGTTAAGTCATTCCTTGATGCAAACCCAGATGCTGGTGTGTTGTATTTTGAGTCTGAATCTGCAATCACAAAACAGATGGTTATTGATAGGGGTATTGACCCTGCTCGTATGGTTATTCTTCCAGTGACAACTGTGCAAGAATTTAGAACACAAGCAATCAAAATTCTAGACAAATATATGGAAACACCAGAGGGTGAACGTCAACCTATGATGTTGTGTCTTGACTCACTTGGTATGTTGTCCACTACAAAAGAAGTAGAAGACACTGCTGAAGGTAAAGAGACTCGTGACATGACAAGGGCACAAGTTCTCAAGGCTGCGTTTCGTGTATTGACATTGAAACTTGGTAAAGCAAAAGTTCCAATGATTGTGACTAACCACACTTATGATGTTGTTGGTTCAATGTTCCCTACCAAAGAAATGGGTGGTGGTTCTGGACTCAAGTATGCCGCATCTTCAATCGTATATCTTTCTAAGAAGAAAGAGAAAGATGGAACTGAAGTTGTTGGTAACATCATTCACTGTAAGAATGCAAAGTCTCGTTTGACTATTGAAAACAAGATGGTTGATGTTCGTCTGATGTATGAACGTGGACTTGACCGTTATTATGGACTACTTGAACTTGCATTGAAATATGGTATCTTCAAATCAGTATCAACTCGTATTGAGTTGCCTGATGGAACTAAAACATTTGGTAAGACAATCAATAATGACCCAGAGAAGTTCTATACTCCAGAGATTATGAAACTACTTGATGATGCTGCATCACAAGAGTTTAAGTATGGTAATAAAAAGATACAGGAAATAGAAGAGGAAGTTGAGGATGTTGACACCGAAGCAGAAGTTTGATAAACTTTGGATGTTAAAAGAAGAAATTGAATATGCAGAAAGTCAAATACGTCCACACGATACAGGACATATTAGCACTGCTATTGGATGGATGAACAGTCGATTGAAAACACTCAAAGAAGAGTTGGAGAGTGAGTTAGAAAAAGTTAATGACTAACTTTATTCAGACATATGATGATGTAATTAGTAAAGAATTTTGTGACCAACTAATTGCAATGTTTGA